CGCGGCACGTTCATCCCCGCTGACGCAGCGGATGAGACCCGCAAGTTGATAAACCCTATTTTGTCAAATGATGAGGTCATATTCGCTAAGCCTAACAGTATGGTGATTGAAGAGATTCAGTCCGACGCCCAGAAAGGTAAAGCGCAGAGTGGCGCGTTACGTCAAGCGCACGGTACGATGTTCAAAGCCGCCATACAGCACGCTCTTGAAGGTGGTGTTGATACGGTGTACTACCCGACCGCAAAGACGATTGGCGGCATACGGCTCAAAGAGAGTTCGGCTTACGCTCCGATTTATGATCAGCAGATCATCAAAGAGGGTCTTAAGCCCCTGCTCAAAATACCAGGAGTCAACGCGAACAAGATTGGCGATGCGTATTACGAGATCAACTTCACACCTGAAGCTAAAGACTTTATTCTCAAAGGAGAAGGTCAATCGGCTCCTGGTTATGCGGGTGGTGGTTTCGTCAAGGGTGTGTTGAAGAACATTGATGAGATGGTGCGGAAACACATGGCTAAAGAAGCCGCAGAAGAGGTTGTGAAAGCCGCCCCCAAAGAGCAGAAGATGCTGCAGGGTTTCTACCGAGGCTATGCCGGTGATTACGACGCGACTAAAGCGGGGACTGACGCCGGTATGGTGTTCGTTTCTCCTCAGCGCGGCGTGGGTGAAATCTTTGCCAACAAGCGAGCCGCTCAGACTGGCACTGACCCGCACTTAGAAATGATTCTAGCGGATCCGTTCGCGGGTTACGGGTACGGTATGAACGTGCCGCTGAACAAGCAGAACCAGAAGATCGACTTCACCCGCGCACGCCAACTCGACCCTAAAGACGTCAAGGAACGCACGCAGCTTTACGCCGAGGGCGGCTCGGTGTCTTACGACCCGTCACGCATTGAGCAAATCATGAGCAGTATCAGCGCCCCGCAGAATTATGCCGAGGGCGGTTCAGCGCGAGTACCTACCAACTTGCACCCTGATGTAGAAGAAGCGTTGAAGGCGGGTCGTATTACGCCCAATCAGGCTCGGTGGATGAGCAACCTCGCAAACACTCCAGGCAACCCTGAGATTGGCACCGCCGGTATTCGCGATGGTGTGTCTGAGAAAATGATGAACTACATGAAGGCGGTTCGCGCCGGTGAGTACACGAGACCGCATTGGATGGAGCCCATCCCCAAAGAAGTGAAGATGCCTAAGTGGTTCAGCGGTAGCGTTGACTTAGACCGAGAAGGTTTGAGGCAACTTGACAAGATTCCTGGTCTGACTAAGCAGGCTTTCAAGGCGAGCGAATACTCAAACACGTATCCCGTGGGTGCTGGCGATCTCAGCTACTACCGCGAGTTGCTACAAGGGTTAGAGAAAGACCCGACGTACCAACCCTACCTTGATGAGATCGCGAAAGTAAAACAACGTAACCCGAAATTTGCCGAGGGCGGCAGTGTGTCGGTGTACGACTCCGGTCGCGTAGATGCGATCGTTAACCAGTTTATGTGAGGTGAGTAATGGCTATTGAAAGAATGGAAGATGACCTGCCCGAAGGCGAGACAGTCCAGCTTGAGGACGTCGACAACGAGGTAGAAGACACCGAAGACGGCGGGGCAATCATTCGTGAGAAGAATGAGGAAGACCTCGCCGACAAGCTCGCCCACTTTGCCAACATCGTTGACGAGGTCGATCAAGACCTGCTCAAGACCGCCATTAGCGACCTTGTGGAAAAGATCGGCAACGACAAAGAGGCTCGTGAGAAGCGCGACAAGCAGTACGAGGAGGGCTTGCGTCGTACGGGCTTAGGTGATGATGCACCAGGAGGCGCTCAGTTCACCGGCGCAAACAAGGTCGTGCACCCGATGCTCGTTGAGGCGTGCGTGGACTTTTCTGCCCGCTTCATGAAGGAGGTCTTCCCGCCCAATGGTCCCGTCAAGAGCAAGATCCTCGGCGAGCGGGACAAGTCTAAGATTCAGAAAGCAGAGCGTAAAGCCGAGTTCATGAACTGGCAGACGACTGAGCAGATGGTGGAGTTCCGCGGAGAGCTTGAGCAGTTGAGCACGCAGCTTCCGCTCGGCGGCGGTCAGTACATGAAGTTCATGTGGAACCCGTTGCACCGCCGCCCCTGTGCTGAGTTCATCGCTATTGATGACATCTACCTGCCGTTTGCGGCGACCAACTTCTACACCGCCGAGCGTAAGACGCACGTGCAGTACATCACGAAGTTTGAGTACCAGCGCCGCGTCAAGTCAGGCATGTACATTGATGTTGACTTGGGTATGCCGGAAGATCCCGAGTTCAGCAAGTCCACTCAGGCTAACGACAAGATTGAGGGACGCAAAGACCTGAGCTACAACGAAGACGGCTTACGCACGATCTTTGAAGTTTACACGTACCTTGACTTCGGGGATGGTCCGGAGCCTTATATTCTGAGCATTGACAAGACGACCAACCTCGGCTTGGGGTTGTACCGTAACTGGGAGCCTGATGACCCGCGCCAGCTTGAGCTAGATTGGATTGTGGAGTTCCCGTTTGTGCCTTGGCGTGGCGCGTACCCCATCGGTCTGACGCACATGATTGGCGGTTTGAGCGGCGCAGCCACCGGCGCACTCCGCGCCCTGCTTGACTCGGCTCACATTCAGAACGTACCCACGCTGCTCAAGCTCAAAGGGGGACCAGGAGGCCAGACCCTCAACGTCCAACCGACAGAAGTGGTTGAGCTGGAGGGTGGGGCGCTCATCGATGACGTGCGCAAGCTGGCAATGCCGTTGCCGTTCAACGGTCCCAGCCCGACTCTGTTCTCGCTTCTAGGTTTCCTAGTAGACGCGGGCAAGGGCGTGGTGCAAACGTCCTTTGAGAAGCTATCTGACCAGAACGCTAACCAGCCTGTAGGCACAACCATGGCGCTCATTGAGCAGGGTATGGTGGTGTTTTCGTCAATTCACAGCCGTTTGCATGGCTCGATGGCGCGTTGCTTCAAGATTTTGCACCGCATCAACAGCGCATACTTGACGACTGAGGATATTGAGGCACAATCTGCCGGTCTTGAGATTGATCCGTCTGACTTTGACGGTCCGATGGACATCATTCCGGTCAGCGACCCCGCAATTTTCAGCGAAACCCAGCGTTTTGCGCAAACTCAGGCAATCATGCAGCGTGCACAAGCCATGCCGCAGATGTATGACGCACGCAAAGTTGAGGAAATGTTCCTCCGCAACATGAAAGTGCCTGCGAATGAGGTGCTGCAGCCGTTGCCAGGAAGCGAGGACATGGATCCGGTGAGCGAGAACGTCGCCGCCGCCATGGGACGTCCAATTTACGTGCTCCCGTCGCAAGATCACATGGCGCACTTCATGACGCACATCCCTTTCCTGAAGTCGCCGCTGTTCGGGTCAAATCCCGCTATTGCGAAGACCTATTTGTACCCGATGGCGACGCATTTGCGTGACCACCTGCTCAATTACTACCTAGCCGAAGCGCACAACGCCGTTGACAAGGCACAGCGTGAGGAGTTGATTCCTGAAGAAGCCGAAGATCAGGTCAAAGTCATCTTAGAAGTGCAGAAATTCATCGAGGCACAGCTCGGTAGCTTCGGTCAAGAGCTGGCGCAGATTGATCAAGCCGCTCAGCAGTTCAAACCCCAGCCACCCATGCCGCCTGATAAGAGCATGGAGGTCGCCCAGCTCAACGCGCAAGTCCAAGGCAAGGCGCTGGAGCAGCGTATGCAGATTGATCAAGCTAAGTTGCAAATCGAGCAGCAGAAGATGCAGTCACAGCAACAGCTTGAAGCAGCTAAGTTGGCTGCGGATCAACAAGCCGAGTCTGAGCGCATGCAGACTGAGCAGATGAGACAACAAGCCGAAAACGAACGCACCGCCGCTGATCTTGAGACCCGCGAGCGCATGAACACGGCTGACAACGACACCGCGAAACTGCTTGCCGCTGCCGAAATGGCTACGGGTGAGAAGGTCGCAGTGAGCACTGGAACTGGTATTAACCCTAACCCTTGAGGAAAACATCATGAGCGATAAACCTACTCCTGGCACAGTCCCTATGACTGGCGCATTTGTGAAACAGAAACACCGCCTAGCGGCGGGTGAGAAGCTGAACGGTCAGACCCTGCCCGCTGCGCCTTCTACACCTAAGACTCCTGCATGAACATTGAGTCTCAACTTCTGAATCGTCTGAAAGCAGAACAGCAGTCATTCGCTGTTACCGCTTTGAGACGACCCCAGACTCGCGATACTTTTGAGTACGGGTATCGCGTGGGAATGGTTGCTGGTTATGAGGCAGCAATCGACGTACTTTTAAACCTTCTAGACCAGGAGAAAAACCTTGACAATGACCTATGAGGACGCAATGGCGGAGGCTTTCCCAGCAGTAGATGCTGGAATTCAGCCTTTCGGGAGCCGTGTTCTGATTCAGATTCGCACACCGAAAAAGAAATCAGCTGGTGGCATTATTATTGACATCGCGGGTACTAATGATACCGAGAAGTGGAACACTCAGATTGGCAAAGTGGTTGCCTTGGGTCCGCTGGCTTTCAAGAACCGCAATGACATGAAGACGTGGCCAGAGGGTGAGTGGTGCAAAGCCGGTGAATACGTTCGCGTGGCTAAGTACGGCGGTGATCGTTGGGAAGTCAAGATTCCTGACACTGACGGATCTGCTATGTTTGTGATTTTTAACGACTTGGACATCATCGGGCAGGTAACTGGCGACCCGTTGGCAATCCGAGCATTCATCTGAAAGGAGATGATTTATGGCTAATGTGATGAAAGAAGACGACGAACGCGGTGGTGAAGAAATCATCATCGTCGAAGACGAGTCAAAATTAACCGACAGACAGGAAGAGCAGGACGATGATTCAGATGACAGCGGTGATGAACGAACCGCGTCCTCAGCAGCCGAAGACGGCAATGACGACGAGCGAGAGGCGATACGTGAGCGACGCCGCCTTGAAAAGCTCGAGCGTAAAGACCGCCGCGATCAAGCCATCAAGCGCGACAAACTCGAGCTGGACTTCCTGCGTAAACGAAATGATGACCTTGAGCGCCGCGTATCTCTTCAAGAGCACCGAGCGCATCAAGTAGACCTCGGCACGTACGACGCACACATTGCTAGCGCGGCGAAGGAAGCCGAAATGGCGGAGCGCGTCATCGCTAAGGCGGTGGAGGCGGGCAACGGCAAAGACGTAGCTCAGGCGCTCAAGTACCGCGATCAAGCTATGCAGAAAGTGCAGCAGCTCCAGTACGCTAAGCAACAAGCCGCCCAACAGCGCCCCCAGCCACAGGGTCAGCAGCTTGATGACATGACCATGCATTACGCTAATGAGTTCATCAAAGAGAATCCATGGTACGACTCACAGGGTCGCGATGAAGACTCTGCGATTGTTATCGCTATTGACCAATCATTGGCCAAGGACGGTTACAATCCACAGTCAGAGGAATACTGGGATGAATTGCGCAAGCGTGCTGCCCGCCGATTGCCTGAAAAGTTCAAGAATGAACGCCGCGACTCTAGGGAGGAACGCACTCCTCGCGGTGGTCCCGCAGTGGGTTCCGGACGTGAGCACGCACCGGCTTCTACGCGTAAAGAAATTTACGTCAGTCCCGAGCGCAAGCAGGCATTGATTGAGGCTGGCGTGTGGGATGATCCAGTGTTGCGCATGAAATACGTCAAGCGCTACGCCGAGTACGACCGTACTAACAAAGCGTGAAACGCTTGAATGATTTGGCTTTTTAATTTTCAAACCCTATAATTGGTTTCAATCGCTGAAAGGAGCGAGTATTATGACAGACGAACGCTTGAAGAAATCCGCAGGAGAAGGTCGTGAGAATCGTGCGATGTTAGATCGCGCAGTAACACAAAACCGCGAGGTGACCGAAGATGAGCGGGTTGAAATGTTCCGTCAGCAGTTTTTTCAGTCCTCTTTACCGGACTTACCGAAACTCTCCGGCTGGCATTGTTGCTGGCTGACCACGACTAACCCTCGTGATTCGATCCAGATGCGGATCCGCTTAGGCTACGAGCCTTTGAAGCCAGAAGACGTTCCTGGCTGGGAATACGCAACCCTTAAGACGGGTGACTGGGTGGGGTTCATTGGGGTGAATGAGATGTTGGCTTTTAAGCTGCCTATTTCTCTTTATGAGAAATACATGAAGGAGGCGCATCACGATGCGCCCCTGCGTGAAGAAGAGAAACTCACCGACACGGCAGAGTTCCTCGAGCAGCAAGCTCGTACGTCTAAGTCGCGCTTGACCATGGGAGACGGTAATATGGAAATAGGGCAACAGCGGGAAGCTCAGTTTGATCTTTCCTGACGCAACTTTTTAATCCATTAGGAGCAATTATGTCTTCGATAAGCGCACCCTTTGGTTTTCGTGCGTCTTACCACAACAGTGGTCAGATGCGCCCGAAAGCCTACGTTATCGCCAGCGCCTACGCAGCCAACATTTTTAGCGGTGACCCCGTTAAGTTGACTGACAACGGCGTTATTCAACTCGGCACGTCTGACGGTACTCGTTCAGGCACTACCGATGGAGTTTCTTTGTTGGGCATCTTCGCAGGTGTTCAGTATTTGGACGCCAGCGGCAAGCCTTCAATCTCTCCTTTCTGGCCTTCTGGCACGACTGGTACTGAGATCACAGCTTGGGTGTATGATGACCCTGAAACACTGTTTGATGTTCAATACAACAACCCTTCTGCTGGTACAACTGTGCAAACAGCTGTCGGCGAAGAGTGTGATTGGACAGTCGCCTCTCCTGGTGGCTCAACACAAACAGGTTTGTCAAACACTTACCTGACCGCCATTCAAGCCACTTCTGGTCAATTCCAGATCACCGGCTTTGGATATGAAATCACTGACTCCCTCACTGACGCGTATGTAGTTGTGTCTGTTCGAATCAACGAACACCACTACAAAGCTGCTGTGAATTCTGTTTAAGGAGGGCTAAATTATGGCTACCCCAATGCGTAGTACGGACTTTAGATCCGTAGTTGAGCCTATCCTCAACGAAGTGTTTGACGGTGTTTATGACCAACGTGCTGACGAGTGGAAGATGGTTTTCCGCGAGCAAAAAGGCATTCCTCGCAACTACCATGAAGAACCCGTTCTTTATGGTTTTGGCGCAGCGCCTGAACTGCCCGACGGTATGGCTGTTTCTTACCAGTCTGGTGGCGTGTTGTTCTTGCAGCGTTACCTCTACAAAGTCTACGGTCTCGCATTCAGCTTGACCAAAGTCCTCGTAGAAGACGGCGACCACATCCGTATCGGTCAGACCTACGCCAAGCACTTGGCGCAGTCTTTGATCGAGACAAAGGAAACCCTCTCTGCTAACGTCTTGAACCGCGCTTTCAACGGCGCGTATGTTGGCGGTGATGGTGTGTCGTTGACTAACACCAACCACCCCATCGTTAACGGCACGTTCAGCAATCAGCTGACCACCCCCGCTAACTTGTCACAGACCTCCCTTGAGCAGATGCTGATTCAGATCCGCAACGCCGTTGACAACAACGGTAAGCGTATCCGTCTGACACCTAAGAAGATCGTTTCCGGTCCTTCCAACGTGTTCCAAGCTGAAGTTCTCTTGAAGAGTGTCTTGCGCACCGGCACAGCCGACAACGACATCAACCCAGTTAAGTCCATGGGCTTGCTGGCTGATGGCCAAGCTAACTTGTCTCGTATCACTTCATCTACCGCATGGTGGGTGCAGACCGACGCGCCAGAAGGCTTGAAGTTGTTGATGCGTCGTGGCTTGGAGAAGTCTATGGAAGGTGACTTCGAGACTGACTCAATGCGCTACAAGGCTACTGAGCGTTACACAGTGGGTTGGACTGACCCACGTGGCGTGTACGGTACTGCTGGCGTATAAGGAAGAGGGGGGCTTCGGCTCCCTTCTTTTTCTGGGTTTCCCCGAAGTGCCTGACAGTCCCAGCTGACGTCATGCAGACAGGCACTTCACTTTTTACTCGCATGAGAGGAATTTAAAATGGCTTCTACTACCTTCTCCGGACCAGTAACGTCCACCAATGGTTTCATCGGTAACTTGACCGGCAATGTGACCGGCAACGTAACCGGTAATGTGACTGGCGCTGTCGCCGTTACGACCTTAGCCGCTGCTTCTACCTTGACAGCCGCTCAATCCGGTACTACGTTCTTCTTGAGCGCAGCTACTGAATTCGCAACAACCTTGCCCGCACCCGCTGCCGGTTTGACTTACAGATTCATCGTGGGTGCTGCACCTTCTGGCGCGAGCTACACTGTTGTTACCGCCTCTAGCGCTAACATCATCAAAGGTCAAGCTGTTAACGCTGCCGGTGTTGCTGGCGACACAGGTACTGCTGATGACACTATCTC